GACACCGCTGCTTTGTACAAACAGGGCAGTGTCACCGTGTACTCGTCCGGCCAAGGCATACAACGCGACTGTTCCCGCGTGCGCTACGGTTCTGCGTCTGTTGACTACAACGACCAGAATATACGTAGGTCACGCCAACCTCCAGAATCGAAAGCTGCTGCTGGTTCCATGCCAGATGCGCGGACTTTCGAGGCTGCGGAGGGCTGTTACGTGCCGATACGCCTCGGTGATGACACGCACTACTCCATTTCAACACGATCAAACTTCGCCACTGAGTCGTACGACACTACAGACTCTTCCGTCGAGACTGCCGGTTTCATCACTAGACCTCTCGATACTGCGTTTGTCTATAAGAAGTTCACTGGCATGCACCGTCCACTGGATATCGAGACTACCGGCGCGTACTTCTCTGGTCTCTCACCAGAGACCACACTTACTTTGACCGTGAAATTTGTAATTGAGTTGTGCCCCACCACCGCCAATCCTTCCATGCTTTACATGGCTTCGCCCACAGCCTTGTACTGTCCCCGTGCAATTGAGTTATATCATCAACTGATTCGTGCCATGCCCCCTGGTGTACCCGTCAACTTTAACGCTAAAGGTGACTGGTTCCGTATGGCCACGAAGGTCATTGGAGACATCGCTCCCCAGGTAGCTCCGATGATAGGGTTGGCCAGCCCTCAGTTGGCTCTTGCCGCCACCGCAGCAGGAGCGGCGGCTCGTGTAGCTAATAAGGCTACAAAAGTCAACCAAAAACAACCCCCTTCGCAACGTTCCACAAAGACCTCTATGGCGAAGGCTCTGAACAAACCCAATGTGGGACGTTCTAAGCCTAAGTGATGGTAGTCTGCGTGATGACCCGCACTGAAAAGTGCTACGCCCTATGGCAGGACCTCTTAAAAATTTTTGCTCGTTATGGTGCGCAAAAATAAAAAGAGGAACCGTTTCGATAATTCGAAACGTAATGATGCTGAGGATGATCTCGACCTCGCCATCTCTAATGCTCCTGATTTCAACGACTATATTCACGAGCAGAGTGCAAGACACCAACGCGGCCACAACTACTTCAATCCCGCCCACGAGGACAATTTCGGTAAGAAATACAATAAGCACTTCGAGAACGAAGAAGCGAAGAAGGAGAAACGTCGAAACTGGAAGAACGCCAGGACACGAATCGCC